ATAGATTTTGCTTCGGCAATCAACTCTGAAGGAACATTAAATAGATTAAAAACTCCTAATTTTGATGCTAATGGTAATTTATTAAATTATACAATCACAAAAAGAGAAGTTGTTGTTAATGGATTTACTAAAGTTTTTAAAAGAGTTATTACACCAAATGACGTTAAACCATTCTTTGAATTATTCTTACCTGAAAAAAATGTTTTGGGAATTACGAGTGTTATATTAAAAGATGGAACACAATTCAATACAATACCAAATCCACAAGAATTTTTAGGTTTGGAAAATAGATGGTATGAGGTAAAATCACTAGCGGAAGATAGAGTTTTTATTGAGGATCCAACAAAAGTTTCAGATCAACCTGGTGTAAAAGTTGGAAAATACATATTAACAAATACTAAGTTTACATCTGAATATACACCTGAAGGTTATTTAAAAATGACATTTGGTGGTGGTAATGTTTCTGCTGAAGAACAACTTAGGGATTTTGCAAGGTCAGGAAAAGGATTTGATTTAAACAAATATTCGAATAATTTAGCTTTAGGTTCAGCATTAAAATCGAATTCAACTTTATTCATTCAATATAGAGTTGGTGGTGGACAGGCAACAAACTTAGGTATTAATGTTATCAATCAAATTGGTACGGTATCATTTTTTGTTAATGGTCCTTCAGAAAGTGTTAACAGATCCGTTATAAACACATTAAGTTGTAATAACGTAACTGCAGCAATTGGAGGAGCAAACGCACCAACACTTGAAGAAGTTAGAAATATGGTTTCATATAACTTCTCAGCTCAAAATAGAGCGGTAACTATAAATGATTACGAATCTATTATTAGAACAATGCCTTCTCAGTTTGGTGCACCTGCTAAAGTTGCGATTACCGAGGAAAATAATAAGATAAAAATAAAAATGTTATCTTACGATACAAGTGGTAATTTAACTGACACGGTTTCTAATACTTTAAAAAGTAATGTGGCAAACTATCTATCTAACTATAGAATGATTAATGATTACATTTCAATTGAAAGTGCAAATCCTATTGATTTATCTGTTAATGTTGATGTTGTATTAGATGCTAGTCAAAACCAAGGGGCGATTGTTTCTAAAATTATTGATATCATTACCACATACTTTAGTCCTACAACAAGACAATTAGGTCAAAATGTTGTTGTATCTGAGTTAAGAAGATTGATACAAGCCGAAAATGGAGTGATCAGTATTTCGGATATGGAGTTCTTCAATAAAGTTGGAGGTCAGTACTCGTCAAATCAAACATCTCAAAAATATTCAGATCCTGCGACCAAACAAATACAATTAATTGCGGATACTATTTTTGCTGAACCAACACAAATTTACCAAATTAGATTCCCTAACAAAGATATTAACGTTAGAGTTATCAATTTAAGTACAGTTAATTTCTCCTGATAATTTATTTTTTTTTAATTAGAACTATTTTTTGAAAATAGGAAATAAACTATTTATCAAAAAAGACTTTAATGCCAAAATCATACAGAATAAGGACCCAAGTAGGTGTCGACAAGTACATCAATGTAAAGTTAGATCAAGATTTTGATTTTTTAGAAATCCTATCTTTAAAAATTAACCAATCAGATCTTTATACAAAGGTGTGTTCTGACTACGGTGTTGTAGTTGGTAGGATTTTAGTAAATGGAGGTTTTGGTATACCAAATGCTAAAGTTTCGGTATTCATACCTTTATCTAACGAGGATGAATTAAATCCAACAATCAGTGAGTTATATCCTTATAAAACATTGTCCGATAATAATGATGCGGGTTATAGATACAATTTATTACCACACGATCCATCATATAGTGTTCACGCAGCGACAGGAACTTTCCCAAATAGAGATGAGGTATTATTAGATCAGACTTATATTGAGGTATATGACAAATATTACAAATATACGGTTAAAACAAATGATAGTGGTGATTACATGATTTTTGGAGTTCCAACGGGGACTCAAACAATTTTCATGGATGTTGACTTATCTGACATTGGGTGTTTTTCATTAACACCGCAAGATTTAATTAATGCGGGTCAAGCAACGGAAACACAAGTTAATGGGGCAACATTCAAAAGGTCTTCAAATTTAAGTGAATTACCTCAAATTAAGACATTAAATAAGAATATTGATATATCACCACTTTGGGGTCAAGAAGACATCTGTCAGATAGGAATTACAAGAGTTGATTTTGATTTAACATCTGAGGCAAATGTGACCATTAGACCTAATGCAATTTTCATGGGGTCTATTATATCAAATACTAATGATGACGCTCTTAAAACAAGTTGTAAACCTAAAAACGACACAGGTAATCTATGTGATTTAATATCAGGACCTGGACAAATACTTGCAATAAGACAAACAATATTTCCTGATAAAAATAATTTACCTGTTCTTGAAGAACATAAGTTTGAACAAGATGGGAAGATCATTGATGGGGACGGAGCATTTTTAGCGAATGTACCGATGAACTTAGATTACATAGTTACTAATGAATTTGGAGAACAAGTAATTTCAAACGACCCGACAAAAGGTATTCCAACAAAAGGTAGATATAGATTTAAATTCAAATGGAATAATGAAGGTGGGTTACAGAATGAATTCCAAAGAGCCAATTTCTTAGTTCCGAATATTAAAGAACATGGATGGAGTTCATCTGGTTCTGAACCATTTGCACCAAATTCGACAACACCAAAAGTTTTTGATACGATTGCTGGTAATACTATTAGTGGTGCTGAATCGATTGCTCAAGATGGTGGTTTGTTATTTAATAGTCAAATAAACACTGAAAATTTTACGGTATTTATCAATGGTTCACCATATTACGGTGATACTACAGTAATACCTGTTAGTGCTGGTGATATTTTAACAATACAATCAACACCAATTGACAATACACAACCACAACAATTTAATTTCACGTTCTTCCCACAAAGTTATTTTGATTTATTACGTTCTTATACGTTTAGTTTGGATTGGGATGATTATGTTGATCCTATTTCTGCAATTAACTGTGAGGATACATTCTATGAGATGAACTATAATAAAGTTTATACAACCGCAATGTTTCTTGATAGGTATAAAAATGGAATATCAAGAGCGAGACACTTAGGGATTAAAGAGATTGATGATAGAACTTGTAAATCAACGAATAATACATTCCCTGTTAATGATATTATTAGAAATTTTGATTTTATATTTTTCATATTTAACATATTAATAAACGTATTAACATTTCCGTTATTAGTTTTATTATTTGTTGCCCACTTTATTGCTTGGGCTTGGCCGGTTTTAAAATACTTACTTATTGTTTTGGGTATTGTGTTTGCAATATGGGCGATTTGGTCGGCAATTGATACCATTAATAATTTATTGGAATCAACTGCAACTGCGGTACCTGGTGGACCTGTAATTAACATTGGTCTTATTCTTAGAATTGCATTTCAGATAATAAAAGCAATTTTCTACGTTGCATTAGCGGCGGCTTTTATTGCATTTACGGTAAAGTATCTTCTTAAGATTAAGAATTTCCCACGAATAGGACTACCTATGATTTCATATCCTGAGTGTACAAGTTGTGACTGTGATTGTGGTCCTGCAACATTGGATGATGATATTGATGCGGCTTCAGTACAAGCAAGTATTGATGCGGAAAGTGAGAGTTCATCAAGTAAAGCAAGTATAGGTGCGGCAAACACATTCTTAGCACCTGTAATTAGTTCGGGTTCATATAAGATAGACCACCCAAATATGGAAAATCCTGAGGATGAAGATATTGACGATAGAAGTGCTGGTCCGTATTGGTGTGGGTCGGGTTTCTTTCAAACTATAATTACGGGGGCGGTTAAACAAGATTATAGTGCCGATGTTGCAGCAAGAGCTTTATTAGATTATAAAAGATTATTTTCGGGGTATGATATTTTATTTGACCCAACCAAAACGGCTGCGGATGTTGGAAAAACAACATATTTTGCCAATGAGTTTTCATTGTATCATGCTCCGCAACCATTTATGTGGGCAGCAGAAGAAAACTCAGGTGTGGACCCAAGATATTGGGCATATCCTTTAAGTGAGACTTATCCTCAAAAATTAAATGAGTTTAATACAAGAGATAAATTTTTCATAACCTTACCGAATGGACCTGATGCTCCTAACATAATTAGAACAACTGTTAATGAATTTACGGGTAATACTTTTTATGAGGACCAAGTAGTGGTTTTACTTGCTAGTTCAGGGACTAAAAATCAGATGGGTACTGGTGAAATTATAACATTCCAAAACCCAACACAATCGAGTGGTTTAGTTAACATCACTGGAGGTACTGTAAACCAATATGGTAATAACGCGGTCACTGGAACAACTATAACGGGTACCACAGTTGTCCAAGTTTCAGGTGCGGACACTAATAACATTAATAACCCATCAAACACAACTACAATAAATTTAACGATATATCAAGAAAATGATGGTGGTTTCTTAAAGTACCCTACCGATGTGGAATATTTCCAAATGATTACTGGGTTAACGATTAATGAGTTTTTTGCGTTAGATGATACAACAAATCCCAATTTATACCCTTCTAAATATTTAAGACACGCCATTAGAGTTGCAATGCCAACTTGTGGGGCGGCTTTTAATAATACTGCCTTAACACCTAAAGTTGCTTTATATCAGATGGAAAACTATCAAGATTATGAGGTTATTATTTTGGTTAGAGGTGTTGACCCTAATACGACTAAACAAACTATTAAATACGATTTATCAAGAATATTTGGATACACTTCATGGGGTGTTTCTGTTGGTTCGACACCTCTTAGTGTTGAAGGTTCTTATTATATGAATATACCTATTCAGGCAAATCCTGACGGGTCGGCACCATATAAACCTATTACACACAATACACCAAATAATAACGTACCTAATCTATATCACAATTCATTTACATTTACACCTGACTCAACAATATATACTGCGTTTACATCGAATTATCCTTATTATTATTTATCTACTGACGATACGTCTCTTGCCGATTACACACCTTCTTCTGGTGGATGGCCGACTTTGGGTGCTTTAACTGTAAATAGAACTAACCTACCATCAAATAGTGATTATACTTTACCAAGGCAGCAAACTGATTACATTGGTGGAGGATCTTTCATTGGGTCAAAAAATAATACACCAATTGTTAGTGAATTTCTTTATCCGAATACATGGACAACTAACACCCCAGATGGTGGTAATGAAGGTGAAATTCAGTTAGGTTATCCTCCAGCAATGTTAAATGCGGTTTACTCACCAGCATATTATCGTTATGGGTTGGGTGGTGTTGACTTTAATAATTCACAAAAAATTGTAATGAGAAGTGATAGGTTACCAACATCAACAAAAACTGAAGATGGTGCGGGAAGTAGAACTGGTTTTGCGTTATTCCAAAACAGAAACTTTACTTTTTATACTGCGGATGGTGCGGAACAACAACAATCAACGGGAATTGCATCGTCATTACCGTCAGGTGAACAATTTGATTTACCTTCAGGTATTTCATCAATTGCATCTACATTAGATTGTGATAATATTGTATCATTAAAATGTTATCAAGGTTCGGGTACTAATGTTACCGTTATACCTCCTGACCAATGTTCAGTACCTGCAAATAGAGTGAAAAAAGGTTGTTATTGTTTATTGAATAAAGAATATATTTCACAATATGATGAAGATGTTGCGTTATTCTTAGAATGGAAAACAAGGTTTACAATTACATTTGCCGCTTGTCGTGGAGTCTTTGCTCAAGTGTTCCAAAATAACTGGATAAATGGAACTTTATATATGTTTGCGTTTAATAAAACTGCAACTTATACTTTAACAAATCCTAATGAACCAACATATAATTATTGTGATGATGTCATCATCTTTAATGAATTAACTAATGGTTTTTACTATAGATCATCACCTTGGAAAGAAAGTACTCAAGAATTTATTGGTAAAAATTCACCATCGGTAAATCCATTGTGGCCAACTTCACTCATTACTGGGTATCCAGGATTGGGGTATAATAAAAAACAAATCCAATTCCCAACTACGATTGCCGATTTAGGACCAAGAGATAAATTTATTAGTGAAATATGTAATAATTCAAATTTCAATGGGTATATGGCTGATCAAGTTAAATCAACATCATACCAAG